GATTATATGGATTTCGTCAGGATAATATTCCTCAAGAAATTCCTTTTTACTTATGCCTATTTTTATACATATTGCTATTGTTTTTTGAAGCCAATTAGGGTCGTAGCCTTCTCTATTATTGACTTCATTTGGTCGAAAAAACTTTCTAAATCATTCATTTTCCAAAATTCTATTATAATGTCTAATAATTCTTTTGGGGATAACTCATTTCTTAGTTTTTCTTCGCTTATATCCATTAATTTTGATAAGAACTTAAATGTAAAATCAGGTAATACTACTAATAATCTTGTCATTATTGTTCCTATGTTTTCTACTGAAAGAATTTCTGATACTTTGAAATTTGGGTTTTCTCCTGACAATTCTTTCATAAAGTCCTGTGGTAAATCTCTTAATGTTTGTATTGCTTCAAAATACTTACCACAAGGCATTTTTTTGACTTCTACTCCATACATTTTCTTTACAGTTGGCAAACTTAATGCTTCACTATCTTTAATCTTTTTAAACATTATCTTTCTCCTTTTACGAAAAATAGGAGAGTATTTCTACTCTCCATTCATTATTCTGCTAGTTTAGCTTCTATTGCTGCTATTATCTCGTCTTTTGTGTTGCTATTAGAAACAGTTGTTATTTCTAATTCAGTTGCTTTTGCTAATAATTGCTCTTTTGTTAATTTTGATAAGTCTTCAGTATTTGTAATATTTGGTATTGTATCTAGCCATGTCAAGTCAGCATTTCCTGCTTCTGTATCTTTTATTGAGAATAATCTGTTATCATATGTTCTTGCCATAAACATTCCTTCGATTTCAACCGCTCCATTATTTCCATTACCTTTTGTTTCTAGATCCATTTTTATTTTTGTTACTAAACATCTAAATTGCCTAAACATTCTGTAAGTTCCATCTGCTAACAAACCTCTATATGAGCAAGCAAACTCTGGTGCATTGTCTGTAGTAGCAAAATTGTATTCTTTTGTTTGGGCATCATATGTACCACCTTCTAACATTGCTCTAAGGTCATTTGGTAATTCTTTTAATGTTAATGTGAATTTTTCTCCATTGACTGTTTTGTCAACGTCCCATACTTCATCATCAGCATATATGTTTTCTTCAGAACTATCAATTTCTTTTGACAATTTTTGTGCAGAAGGTATTAAAATACCAGCTCCAACTGTATATTTTTCTAGTGTATTTTCTACGATTGGAAAATACATAAACCTACTAAAACCTTTTAAATATTTTTTTGACATTATAATTCCTCCTTAAAAAAGAAGAGGTTAATTCTCTTCTAAAAATTCTATTTTTTCAAAACGCATTGTTTTGTGTTTTATTTTACTGTTTAAATCGGAAACATCTAAAAAAAGTGTCCTTTCATAGCCCAATTCTTTCATTTTTTCAACTACTTGAATTGCTAATTTAGACACTTGACTAGATGATTTTCCCCACGCATCAGCTTTAATTGCTAAAGCACTTGAATATTCTTCGTCATCTCCATATGAAGATGGCTCATTTTGTAACTCCATATAAGTTACACATGGCAATTTTGACCAATCTTGATTGCCTTCTTCGCATACTTGCTTTGCTTTCTTTTCTGTTTCTAGCTCTAATAGTTTTTGATACACTGTTGGTTTTTGATTAATCATTATTTACCACTTCCTAACTTTCTAATATCTTGCTCTATTGATTTAATTACTTCTTGTTCTACTTCTCCTGTATTCTTAGCATGTAAATATGCTGGTGTCATAAATGGTTGCGCTGCCATACCTTTCCAGTCAGCCTTATATGCTATCCCATCAGGTCTTTCTATATTGCTTTCTGCACCACGTTGTCCTGTTCCAAACTCGTTATAAACAGCATGTTCACAGTTCGTATATACTTTGCAATTTACTTCGTCTCCGTTTATTTCTCCTGTTTCTTTAATAGAATTTCTTAATTCCCCAGTTTCTCCAGTTGGAGCTAAATATTTTGCATTTTTTTGAACTTTCTTCATACCTCGTCTACCACCTTTTAGGCAAGACTGCTCAATATCTCCACCTAATCCGGATAAATTTGCAAGTAATTCATCTAATCCTTCTATTTTAGACATTTTCATCACTTCCATTTATAAGTAAAGTAGTATGACTATCTGATACAATAATACTTTTAATAGTGTAATCATTATCATTATAGACAAGTATATTGCCAATTTTAGTTATTGTTTTATAACATGTTACTATTGCATTAGCTTCTATTTCTTTGCCATATTCTTGCTGAATATACTCTCTAGTCTTAAATTGGAAATTTCCTTTAAACTCGTCTATTTTTTCTTGCTTACCTTCTTTAATTACAGAACCTTCATTGTCTTTTATTGTTCCTTCTGTCCATATTTCTATATCTTTATCATAGAAAGTATTAGCTATTATTTGTTTAAATTCGTCTGGTGTTTCCATAACTACCACCTTATCTTTCTATAAGCTACTAACGTATCTATATTTCTATCAAGAAATTGTTCGGCATTTTTAGATACTTCACTTGCACCACCTACAATCTGAAATTGAACTGTTTGCCCATTATCAGAAGCACTCGAAACCTGTTTTTTACCTTCTAGAATCCCACTTTCGTTTAGTTTATACTGTTCAAGCAAAAACTCTTGTATAAGCGAATTTAGTCGTTCTGGAATAGTTTCTATATGACATCTATCTAATATCTTGTCTGTTATATTTCTTTCACAGAACATCAAGTAATTATCTAATTTGTTATCTTGTATAGTTAGTATTTCTTTTACTTTATTTACATTATCTGACATAGTTAATACCTCGAAAGAAGCTAACTATTGTCAGCTTCTTCTTTCTTTTTAGTATTTTTCTTTTCTTCCTTATTATAAGGCATATATCCTCTGTCTTTATAAATAGTTTCGTAAGTCTTTGTGGTAGCATTTATAATATGTTTTTCTTTAATATATTGATTCATATTAGGCACCTGCCTTTGGAACTACTGCACAAAAAGCTTCATCTTTAATTGGTAAATACGCCAATCTCATTGTTGCTTTAATACCAATTAGGTCTTGCTCAGCTAATGATATTGGTTTTCCGTCTTCATCTGTTGTTCCTTCTAAAGTAGCTTCTTTTAAGATTTCATATTCTAAGCTATCTCTAATACCTACTAGAGATTTATCCCAATCAGCTCCGATTAGTTCTGCTTTTGTTTTATCCCAGGCACCATTTCTTGAAAACTCAATAGGTTGTGAATAAAATTCTTTACCATTTACTCCATCAGCAAATAGTTGGTTTCCATTCCCATCTCTTAATTTTCTTAAAGAATTTTTAATACCTACTCTTCCTACAAAACCATTTACATCATATCCATCTTCTTCTACTGTTGCCATAGCATCAGAAACATCTAAATCTAATGTTGCATTTGTTTCAATTTCAATTTTATTTCCACTTGTTTCTACGCAATTCATTACATTTTTTTCAAATGGTGTGTTTGTTCCAAATAAACATGCTGCATCTATTGCTTTATAAAATGCTTCTGCTATACTTTCTTTTAATTCATTAAATACATCTATTGTTGTATCTTTTAATTTTTCCTTTGTTACTGGTATAATTACAGCTAATTTTTTAGCTTTTAATTCTGGATAAATCCAACCTGCTTTAGTTGTTTTAATTCTCTCTCCTTCTCCTACCCAGTAAGCTCCTGCTCCTTCTGTCATAACTGGTATTTTTTTAGTATCGCTTTCCATTTGCGATACTTTTGAAAGTCTTAATATTGTAGACCCTCTTGCTACATCTTTCATAATTTCTGTTGCTTGTTCTACAGGTACAAATCCTGTTAATTCATCTTTTAAATAACCCATTTTACATTCCTCCTTCTTTTTTGGGTAAAATAAAAAGACGTTGTAACGTCTTAAATTTTTCTTGCTTGATTTTCTTTAATTATTCCAACAAAATCTGTTGCTCCAGTATTATTGTTTGGTTTTCCACTATCTGGAGTATAGTGGTATGGTTGCTGTCCATTTTGTTCAGCTTCTCCAAATAAATCTTTGTAAGTTTCCTTATTGAATTTCATTTGGTCTTCAATTCCAGACACTACTTTTTCACCTTTTTCATCTAATACGATTTTATATAAATCAAACTTTCCAAGCAATAATTCTGGATGTTTTGCTTTTTCGTTGTAT